AAGGCGAACAGCGGGTCGGCGCTGCAGGTGCGCGAGCCCCAGAAGCGGAAGCCGTCACGGCGGATCAGCGTGGTGACTTCGTCGGCATTGAGCAGGCCGGCGTCGGTGGCGGGGTTCTGCAGGTCGAAGTAGATGTCCTTGGACAGGCCCGACACGCCGTTGACCGGCACGTTGGACAGCGTCTTGTGCCAGCCGACCTGCTCATCCAGCTTGGCGCGCAGGCCCAGGGCGCGGGCGATGGCGCTGGCCGGTGCGTTGGCGTTCGCGGTGGTGTCCCAGGAAACGAAGTCCGGCCAGATGAGCATCAGCTCACGCGCACCGAAACCGGCGCGGTAGGCAATGGCATCGCTGACGGTCTCGCAGCCGTAAGCGTTTGCGTAGGCGAAGCCGCGCAGCTTCTCGGCGATCGTCACCAGCTCGGTGGTGACCGGCAGCGAATCGAGACCAGGCACGCCGAGGATGCGCGGCTTGACGCCGAGCTGGGCCTCAGCAGCCAGCAGTGCCTTCATGCCCTGGTATTCGCCAGTGGCGCTCACGCCGCCGATGATCTTGCTGACCAGGTCAGCTTCCTTCGCGGCATCGTCGACGCCTTCGCCATCAGCCACACGCACCACAACGGTGACGGGCGACGCCTGGTCGGCGATGGCATCCAGGCTGCGCGCCAGGGTGCCCAGCTCGCCGGCGGAACCGGAGGCGGTCAGCACGTCGGTGAGCAGCACCGGCTTGTTGAGCGGGAACTTGACCGCATCAGCATCCGACGCGGTGCAGACCATGCCCACCACGGCGGTGGAAACGGTGCGAATGGGGCGGGTGCCCTCGTTGATTTCGAGGACGCGGACGCCGTGATGGTAATCGGTCGACATGCGGGAGGCTCCTGCGGGGCGTATGCCTGATCAGTGAGCCTTGAGGGTGACGCGCGCGCGCAAGAGGTGCACGCGGCGGGCTGTGTAGCGGCGGGGGCTACAGCGCGCAGGCGAAAAAAAGCCCTGCCGAAGCAGGGCCAAACTCCGCGTTGCTCTGTTAGGCGCCCATGCCCTGCTGCAAGTTACTCGGCAGTTCCGACCACAGCACCGGAGCGGTAAGAATCTCGGCAGCGCGCCCAGCCGCTAGCAGCCCGGCATCTTCAAGCGCTTGCACACCGCCAGCTGTTGCCGGGTCGGCAAGATCAATGTATTCCGCCGCGTCCACGTCTTTCTGATATGTGCGGATCGCTGCAGCCTGGCTGCGCACTTCCACCGTGGCTGAAGGATCGTCAAGGCCCGCCAGTTCGATTCCGATTTTTTCCGCTTGCGTGAAGCGGGAGCGAAAGGCGGCGCGGGTGATGATGGTCCCGAAGTCGGTAATTGCAGGCGCTTCGTAGAGCGTGCCGGACGTTTCAAAACGATGGGTATCGCTTTCAAAAATGATGTTCATCCCGCTCATTGGATGGGCCTCGCCGCAAAATGTGCATAGATGGTCGAAGCTGACGCCCCGGCCGGAAGCGTTACGAAGAACTGCAAGGATTCATCGCACCTAAAGGGCTGCTCGGGGTCGTATCGAGTCGAGGAGCTAGTGGCGGCCCCGAAACCATCGGGCGAGCCGTACACCGGGAAAATCAACACATTCCCTGACGTGGTAGAGATGTTGGTATCCCAGATGGTCTCACCGTCGATGACCAACCGCAGCCGGATCAGCCCGCCGGGCCAGCTATTACCTGTCCTGAGCCCAATCGACGAGACGCGCCATTTACCTGTCAGCGCAACAGCCTGTTGCTCGGTTGTCAGCGCAGGATCGAGGGAAATTCCGCGCTGAGCGCTTGATTTTCCTGGCGCTAACTTCGGCAGCCCACCGCCGCCACCCATCCCCGCCTTTAGTGAAATCGGCATGTGTCAAACCTCCCAGGCCCCGCCGTTCCAAACGACGACAGCCTCTGCGTTAATGTCCAGATAGAAACTTGTATCGGCTTTCCCGTTATGCATGACCGTCTCGCCCGCCGTGCCCTCGACGCTGATAAGCACCTGCTCAACGGCTTGCGACTTGGTGAAGCGCAGCGCGTCGCCGACGGCCAGGCCAGCGGCGGGCGGCAAGGTCACCGGGGCATTGCTGGTCAGGTGGTAGGCGTGGCCAGCCTTGGCCGCCAGGGGTGTGCTGCTCGCCTTGAATTGGGCGTTGCTCTGGTGTGGATACTGCCATGCCATGCCAGTGGCCGTGCGCACCGGGTGCTGCCCGGGTTGGGCGGCCGGGGCCCGCTCCAGGTAGTGCTGCTCGACCCATTCACGGGTGGCCAGTACCACGCTGGGGTCGATCTTGAGTTGCACGGCCGCTGTGCTGCTGACTACCAGAACCATGCGCAGGCGCTGGGTACGGCCGGAGCCTTCGGCCATCTGCGGCTTGTAGCTGGGCGGGCAATTGGCGACGGCGATCAGGTTTGCATCGACATCATAGAGGCCCATCTCCCGGATCCACCAGCCGCCGATGGTTTCGGGGATGACGAGCTCGGCGATGATCTGGCCGGGGTTGTTTTCGTCGATGTCGAGCAGGCTCAGGTCGGCGCGGTACTGCTCGCCGGCCAGGGCGGTTTGGGTACGGACTGGAGTGGGCAGCGCGCCCGCGCCATCACCCACGGCCATGCGGCTGACTTGTAGCGGGATGCCGAGCGCTGTGGCGTTGGCCAGTTTGGCTTCGCCCACGGCGGTGAGGATTGCGTAGTAGGTCTGGCTCATGGGTAGACGCTCAGGGTGTCGATGGAATGCTCGGCGCCTGCGAAGAGCAGCGCGGAACTGCTGACCTCGATGGTGCCGGGCGCGTAGGGATAGACGGTGAGGGTTTCACCGTCCTGGGCGGCGGCTGCGATGTACAGACGGCCTGGGACCTCGAGCGTCAGGCTCAGCTCGGTGAGGTGGCGGCTTACCGGCTTGGCGTCATCGATCAGCCGCTCCAGGTAGCCGAAGGTGTCGTCGGTGATTGCGGTATTCCGAACGCTAATATCGATGGCGAACGTGCCGGGGATACCTTCGGGCTGCTGCTGCCACCACTCGGTGATGCGGAACAGATAACCCAGCGGCTCCACCACACGGCGCAGCGCGCCGATGGTGCCTTTGCGGGAATGGATGAAGTATGAGGCCTTGATGACGGCCCGCTTGGTTGCCTCCGACCAAGACGAATCCCAGCGGTCGACAGAGAACGCCCAGGCGAGAAAGGGCAACAGCTCGACGGGGCAACGGTCGGGGTTGGCAAGCTCACGGATGGGCACCGGTACCCGTTCGATTTGGGCGAGCGCTTCTGCTGCCAGCTGCTCGAGCTGGCTGGCGTTGGGCGGTAGCAAATGCGAGGTGGTCATGCCTGCCCCGCAATGGCGACGGTGTAGCCCGTGCAATACGCCGCCTGGGCCGGGGTTGGGTTGATGTCTGCCCAGCCGGTGAGTTCGACGCGGCGAACGCCTTCGATATGCAGCGCGGCGTAGATGGCCGAGGCCGACACCCCGACGCCAAGTCGGCGCCGTTGATTGACGTAGCCCGCGAGGCGCGCCTCTGCAGCTGCTCTGATCGGTTCGTTCTCCGGGCCAAAGGTGGCCAGGTGCAGCACAGCGGCGACGCTGTATTCGATGACATCCGCGGCTTGAACGGTCAGCCGGTCAGCAACCGGGCGGCGATCCTCATCGCCCAGGTAGGCCGCGACGATGTCCAGCAGCGCCTGGTCCGGGGTGCCGTTGCCCAGCAGCGATTGCACTGTGACCACCACGACTGCTGGTGACGGGCTTTCAGCCGTGGCATCGGCGACCCGGCCATCAGCGCTGCGGGCATGCAGGATGTAGCTGTTGCGCGGGCCGGCGGTGCTGAGCCCTTCCCAGGCGAGCTGGGCCCGCTCGCGCAGGCTCTCGTCCGATTCCATGACGGCGGCGGTGGGCGGCACGGTGCTGGGGTCCGCTGGGGTGACCACCAGGCGCGCTACGTTGACGTTCGCGGCAAGCTGCTCGAGGTCGGCGCCCTTAGCTTTTGCCAGCAGGTTGGCCAGTGCTGCCTCATTGACGCGCTGACGCCAGAGCAGTTCGCGGTAGGCATTTTCCTGCAGCAGCTTGGTGAGCGGTTCGGACTCAAGTGCCAGGGTTGCGGCGATCTCGGCCTGCTGCTCGGCTGGCCAGAGGCTGATGAAGAAGGCCTTGCGCTCGGCGAGGATGGTTTCGTAATCGAGCGGCTCGACCACGGCCGGGGCGGGCAGTTGGGCCAGATCGATCGGCGTGAAGGTGCTCATGCGGCGGCTCCCATGGCAAGCGGCACGCGAAGGCTCAGCGGCTCGTTAGCGTCCACTCGGGTGCCCTCAAGGTCCAGCACGACCTGCCCGGCTTGGTCCCCGAGATACAGCTGCACGCGGCTCAGGCGAATCCGCGGTTCCCAGCGCATCAGTGCAATGGCGGTGGCGGCGTAGGCCTGCAGGCGGGTGGCGTCATTGGTAGGCCAGTCGATCAGATCCGGCAACTGGCTGCCGTATTCGCGGCGGCTGATGCGCGAACCAAGCGGTGTGGTGAGTACGTCTGCAATTGACTGGGCCAGGTGGGCATTGCCATCGACGCTGCGCCCGGTGCGGGTGTTCATGCCGATCATCGTCAGCCCCCTGCAAACACGTTGGGCGAGCCTTGCGCCACGCTGCTGCCGCAGGCAACTGGATCACCGATGCGGGCCAGCGCTTTGCCGTTGACGAATACGCTGCTCGAACCTGCCTGCAGGCTGCTGCCATGGCAGGAAGGCGTCGGGTTGCAGTGCACAGCCCAGCTATCACCCTGCCGGTGGGCGGCGATGCCGTTGACGAAGACGTTCGGACTGGCGGATGTGCTGGGCCGTGGCGGGAAGCCAGCGTGACCGGTGCATTGGTCACCGAGGCGGGATACTGCCGGCATGCTGGCTCCTTACCCGTTCAGGTCTATTCGGCTGCCGTTGATGCTCACGGCGCCGGTGCATTGGATTTCCAGCGAGCCGCAAATCAGCTGGGTGTGACCGGTTTCGGCGTTGTGCTGGAGGAAGTCGCCATTGGCCCATTCGGTGCGGTGCACGGCTGGGTCTGCGCTGGCAGCCGGGTTGGCTTCGCAATACAGGCCAACCAGGACGAAACCAACTGCAGGATCACCGCCGGGGCTCAGTACAACGCACTGCTCACCGACCGAGACCGGGTCCCATTCGCTGGTGGTACCGGCGCGGCGGGTAAACCAGGGCAGCCAAGCGGTCAGCAGGCCGCCGGTTCTCACGCGGCAGCGAGCGCGGACGTGGTCCACCTCCGCTACGGTGCCGGGGCGGATGAGGTTATCGAGGCGGCGAATCAGGTCGGCGAGGTTCATGAGCCCATGCTGGCGGTCGCGCGCGCGTGGTGCATCCGCGGGGCCATGTAGCGGTGAGCGTTACAGGGTCAGCGCACCAGGTGTTCAAGCAAGCGGTCGCGGATCAGCTCCACATCCGAAGCGCTGAACCCCAACAGTTCGCGACGTGCATATTGGGTATCTGGCGTTTCGCGGCCAGGTTTGTCGCGCAGGCCGTATTGGTGAATACGGGCAATGCGGGACACGCGGCCGGCAAAGCCAATGGCGATCGAGCTGGCATCGCTCTGCAGGCGCAGGTAACGGGCGGTGCGCAGTTTGGTGAACATCTGTCGCTTGCGCTTGATGCGCCCAGCCTTGGCGCGCAGCTCCTGCCGGGGTTTGCGTGGCGCGTAGGGTGTGCCGTCTGCGTTTTTCTGGGCGGCGATGCGTTGCTGCTGGCTGCGGCGCAGGTCGCGGGCGACGGACTGGGTAACCTTGCGCCGCTCAGCCGGTTGCAGCTGGTTGAGCAGCGCGCCGGCCCAGTCCTCAAGCGCCCGTAGATCATCAGCCATTGCTGCGGCCTGGGTGTGGGCTGGCGATATCGGTGCCCATGCCTTGGGTACTGTCCCATTCGGCGAGCAGTTCGCCGTTGCCGAACAATTGCCACGGCCCAGCCGGGAAGAACTCGTCGAGCTGCGGCTCTTGCGGGTGGTCTACCTGCAGGGTGCCGTCATCCATACGCTTGACGATCACGCGCTCGGTGAGCGGCAGGGTGATGGACAGGTCCACCTTGCTGTTGTCGAGGATGTCGGCCTCGAACTTGATGGCGTCCCTGCCCTTCTGCTGGTTCTCCATCAGCTCGCGCTGGTTGACCAGCACCCAGGCGAACAGCGGGATGGCGACGGCATCCGGATGGACGGCGAAGTCGGTGAGGATCAGGTTGAGCGTGTAGCTGTATTCGAACGACAAGCCCGGCGCCGCGGTGCTGCGCATGCTGCCGTTGTCGATGAACACCAGTAGACGGTCGGGGTTGCGCTTGAGCTCGGGGATGGCGGCCAGCAGATGGGCGCGCAGGGATTCGGGCTTGTTCATGGCTGGGCGCTGCGCGCGTTGTGGTCGACGATGATGTCCACCTTGGCGGCACATTCGCCCCAGGCAGCCATGAGGTTGTCGCCGTCGTCGCTGAGTTCGCCGTTATTGCTCGGCGCTGCCGGCTCCAGCGTGCAGCGCGTCACGACCGGACAGCCACTGACGGTAACCTGCGGCTCCGGTGATGGCGGGACGTTGGTGCAAGCGGCGAGCAGCGTCAGGCAGAGGCTGAGCAGCCCAAGTCGCATGGGTTGGGTCTTCACGGCGGCGTTCCTTCTTCTTGAGCTGGTCGGTGGCGCGGGCATGGCGCAGGTCGCTGAGTGTTTGCTGCAGGGCGAGCTGGTCCAGGCGCTGGGTGGCGACCTCGCCACTGAGGCGGGTGATGGTGGCGGCCTGGTTAGCGTTGCGCTGCTGGGCGGCTTGCAGGCGCTCGGTGGCAAGATCGGCCTGCGCCTGCGCGGTGTCGATGCGCTGCTGCTGGATCCAGATCAGCAGGCAGAGCGCGGCGACCAGAGCGAGGCCGTAGGTGAGTTGGCGGGCGGTGGTCATGCTGCCCGCTCCTGCTCGCCAGCGAACTGGGCATAGGCCCGGGCGAGCTTCACGTCGTAGAGGTTGCGGGCGTATGCCGGGCCGTTGTAGCGGCGGGCGAACTCAGCCCACCTCTTTCCCTTGAGCGCCTTGTGCAGCGCCGTGTCGGTTTCGATGAATGACACGAACGCGTCGAGCTGCGCGGCTTCGGATAGCACCATGGTGTCGGCGAAGTGCTGGGCGTCGAAGTAGCCGAGGCGCTGCCAGTGGTAGCCCATGATCTGGAACAGGCCCCAACTGGCGGATTCCAGCGCGGCGGCGTAGTGGATCTGCTGCGCCTGTGCGAGGCGTTGATGCTCGGCGGTGCCGCCGATGTAGCCGCCGGGCTTGCGGTTGACCAGCGCGGGATGCTTGGCGGCCAGTGCATCGGCCTCAGCCTCGCTCAGGCCATTGGCCTGCAGGCGGGCGTGCATGACGTGGCGCTCGAACAGGATCACCGGGCGGCCGTTAGCGGCGAAACCCTCTCCCCTGCTTTCCACCTGGTTGACGGCCATGACGCTGGCCAGCGGCACGCCGAGGCGGTCGGCGGCCTGCTGCAGATCCTGCCGCTTGAGGAGCTTGGAGGTGTCTCGCCCTGCGAGCGCGGCCAGGGTTTTCGGCCCGGCGACGCCATCGTCCACCAGGCCGGCGCGCCGCTGGAAGGCAGCGACGGCGCGCTCGGTCTGCTCGCCGAAGTCGCCGTCCACGGTTACAGCGAAGCCGGCCAGCTTTAGCGCGGCCTGCAGGTTACGCACGGCGAGACCGCGCGAGCCGATAGCCAGGAGTTCGCTCATACGCTTTCCACCTTGCGCTCGAACAGGCGCTTGGCACCGGCGCGAACGCCCTCAGCGCCGATCAGGCCGATGATGCCGCCGAAGAACGGGGCGTATTCCTGCGGAATGCCAAACAGCGCCAGACCATTGCTGGCAGCCAGGGTGATCAAGCCGCAGACGACTGACTCGATGGCGATGCGGCGCAGCGATCCGCCGCCGAGCATCAGCCGCGAGCCGGCGATGGCAGCGGACAGGCCTGCCGCATACAGGATCGGGTAATTCTCCTGGAGCCATGTGGCGAGCCAGGCCATTTCGGGACGGTCATGCATGCGTTTCATTCCACTGTCCGCTGGGCGTGAGGGTGTTGATGTGCTGGACCACTTCGCCCAGCTGAGCCGGGCTGTAGCGTTGCGGCATGGGGAAGCCGAGCGCGGCGGCGCAGAACTCGCTGCAGAACCAGCGATGCCGGCTGTGCAGGCCGACCGGCAGGAGCTGGCTGCCGAACAGGCCGAAGTAGTCATAACCCTGCCCGGCGTTGGCGCGGAACACGCGGCCGATCTGGCGATAGTCCCCCCAGCGCAGCGGGATCAAATCCCAGTGCTCGAGGTTCAGCTCGATGTGCTTGCCGCGCACACCGCCATCCATGGCCGAGGCCGAAAGCCAGCGGCCATCGGGCAGGACCAGCTCGCAGTGGCTGTACTTGGAGCGCGTCCAGAGACGGATCAGGCGGTTGAACAGTGTTCCGCGGCCCTTGTAGAGGGCGAGGTAGATCAGTCCCATAGGTTTACCATTTGGCGTTGTTCGGCGCGCACGGCCTGTTCCGGCAGCTGGACCAGCGTGCCGTGTGGGATGACCGGGCCGAGGTCGGCCAGGCCGGGGTTCGCATCGAGGACCTGCTCGACTACGCCAGCGGTGCGCCCGTAGTGCCGCCAGCAGATGGCGTCCACGGTGTCGCCCTGCTGGGCGCGCAGGCTGGCCATCAGATGAGTTCCACGGTGGTGTGGGTGATGCCGAGGATGTTGCGGATGGCCCAGCGGGCGTCACGGCGGTATTCGTCGGCGGTCGGGGTCAGGGCATCGGCGCGTTCGGCGCCGTCACCGGTGGCGCTGTAGTCGCGCATGCGCTCGGCCAGCTCGGCGCCTGCGCTGCAAGCGATGGCGCGGCGGTAGAGGTGCACGAGGTAGCTCTCGCCCTGGAGCTTGGAGGCCGGCACGTCAGCGAGGCTGGAGTGGCCTTCTTCCTCACAGGCGCGGCGGTAGAGGCGCAGCTCGCGGTTGACTTCGATCAGGGCGTTGACAGCGGCGACCTCAAGGCGCGCATCGGTCACGCTTCCGTCCAGACGCAAGGCGGCGCGCAGCTTCGCGCCGTCCAGGTCGGGGAACCAGCCGTCGTTGATGATGGGGAACGGGTCGGCGGTTGCGGTGGCGTTAGTGGCGATGAAGGCGCTCATGGTCACGGCTCGAATAGATCGGCGGTGGTCGGGGCTTCACAGCGGGGCCAAGGAGAAAACCTGCTGATCAGCCCCGAGCCGCCGGGGTGCGTGGGGACGCTCAGTTAGCTGCCGGTGGCAGCGTGTTTCTTGAGGAGGCGCTCGACGCGCTCCAGATCCTTCTTGCCGCCGCTGGAGCTGTGCAGCTCGATGGCGCGGGCCAGGTGCGTGCGGGCCTCGGCCAGCTGGGCCGCCTGTTCGACGGTCAGCGCCTCGTCCGGCACCTTGGCCAATACGCGGCCCATCGCCAGGTGCAGCTTGGCGCGGGCTTCGTCGGGCATGTCCTGGTCGCGGGTGAGCTGCTCGGTCTGCTCGAGCACGCCGAAATCGAACTCACCGCCGGCCTTGAGCGCCTTGAGCGCGGCGATGGCGATCTCTTCGGCGAACAGGCAGCCGGTGGTCCGCGCAAAGCGGTCCGGCATGGTCATGGTGTGCTCGAGCACGTAGCGGCCGATGGCGAGGGCGCCGAGGTAGTCGCCGGCGTCCAGCCGCCAGACCATCAGGGTGGTGAGCACTTCGTCCTGGGCACCGTGCCCGGCGGCCAGCACGCCGTCCACGTAGGGGGCGTAGGCCGGCAGCAGCTGCGCCTTGAGCGCGACCTTGCCCTCGGTGGACTGGATCTGGCTCAGGCGCAGGCGGTCCTGGTGCAGCTGGGCGAGTTGCAGTTCGTAGGTGGTGGCGCCGGCCATGGTTTGCGCCGGCGCGGTCGCGGCCGCCTCCAGGGCGGCACGCTTACGCAGCTGGTTGATCTGGGCTGGGCTCAGGCTCATGGTCAGACGGCCTCGATGTTCTCGACCAGGGCGACCAGGCCGAAGTCCTCGATGACGTAGGCGTCATTGCTCGACTGGTAGTCGGCGATGCGGTTGTACTCCGGCTCCTCCTTCACATGCCGACGCCGAGCACCCTCCTGCCAATAGATCGACAGATTACGGAGAGCGGTGACCAATACGGTGCCGTCCGGGAAGAACGGGGCATCGACGATGCGGAGTCCCGCCAGGCGAGCCTTGGCGATGATTTCATCAGCAGCGAGCTCTTCTTCATTGGAGTCGCCACCCTTCTCGACCGCCTTGAGCAGCTTGCCGTGCAGCAAATCACGAGAGACCAACACAACCAGGTCGGGGTGCTTGCGGTGCCAAGGCTCGAGCATTTGCACTGCGTCGTACACCAGGCCATCTAAGGTCTTGTAATCACCAGTAGCACCGATAGTGACCTTGCCGGAGTCAGCAACCGCTTCGCCCATCACGCGATCCGGAGCGCCGGTGCGGATCTTCTGCAGCCAGCCGATGTTGACGTCTTGCAGCAGCGGGTTGGCCGCAATGTCAGTGGTCGCAGCGGCTGACGTGCCGTTGAAACCAATCATGATGCGGTCTAGTGCTTGCTGGTGGGCAATGGCGGCGGTGAGACGAGTCTGGAAGTCCGGGAAGCGGGCCCATGCGTCGATCTGCGCATAGGGGAACGCGCTATCAAAATCGGTCTGCTTGCACGAATAGACATCCTTGCTCAGCGCGCTTCGCTCGCGCGGGTTGCGGCGGCTACCGCCGGAGGTGTTGGTTCGGCCAGCGATCGGCCCATTCACGCCTACCTGGATAGCCTCGCCTTCCTGATCGGTGACCGGGAGGATGTTGATCTGCTTGAGGAAGTCGGCCGACTCCTGAATCGCCGTCTCCAGGCTCTGCTGCACGGAGGGCAGCACGTTGAACTTGACGATGGCCGAGGTGATGCCGTTGAGCTTGGCGACCTGCTCCAGGTAGCCGTTGAACTTGATTCGGGTTTCGTTGCGCATGGTGTGCTCCAGTGGGCGGGTCGGGGTCAGAACTTGGCCAGTTGCTGGCCGTCGCCGCCCGTGGCCGGCGGACGCTTGAACTGTTCGGGGTCGGGGGTGTTGCCGAGTTGCTTGGTCAGCGCCTGCAGGTCACTTTCCAGCTTGGCGAAGCTGGTCTCCAGGCTCTTGCGGGCGGTCTGCTCGGCAGTCAGCGCCTCGGCCTGATCGGCGGAGTGCTTGGCGATGGCTTCGAGGGTCTCGGCCAGCTCGCCGAACTGCTCCTCGGTCTGTTTGCCCTTGCCCAGCAGCTCGCTGACCTTCTTGAACAGGCCGGCGACCTTGGACGGGGTCTCGTCCACCTCTTCGAACTCGAGCTCGGCCGGCTCGGCGGCGGTGAAGAGGTTGTCCTTGTCCTGCTTGCGGCTGGTCAGGGTGCCGTGCTTGGCGCTGAATTCCAGGGCCTCGGTGCCGAGGCTCGCCGGGCTGTCGGTGACCGCCAAGCCGACGAGGTAGGCCTTGCCGGTGTTGGCGAACTTGGGCTGGATTTCCATGGAGGTGTAGATCTTCTGGCCCTTCTTGTTCAGGGCCAGCAGCGCCTCGTTGGGTTGGATCTGCGCGAACAGGGCGAGCTTCTTCTCGCCGTTGATCTCGACCTCGTCGGTTTTCAGGGCGAGCACATCGCCGTAGGCACCGAACGCTGAGTCCGGGGACAGGCCCTTGATGTGCTCGACGTTGATGCGCGCGCCGTAGGTGTTGGGGCTGTAGCTGGCGGCCATTTCCTCCAGCCAGCTGCGCTCGATGGTGCGACCGTCGGTGGTCGCGCCTTCGACGCCGATGCGGAACATCTTGGAGCGGAATTTCTTGCTGTTGCCGGCCATGCGGGCTGTCCTCGACTGTTGGCTGCTGGGCAGGTAGTGAGGGCATGGTCGGCAGGCCGCGCCGCGCGGGCAATTCGCCAGCCGTGTACTGGCTGGACGTACAGGGCGCCGGAGTAACGACTCGCGCGCGCGAGCGGCAGCATCGGCGCCATGAATGCACCGACCGTTGAAATTCCCGTCCAGGATCCACGCCGCACCGCTCGCCATCTGTACTGGATGGGCTGGCGGGTGACGGATATCGCCGACTTCCTGGAGGAGAAGGAAAAGACCGTCCACAGCTGGAAAGCCCGGGACGAATGGGACCGGGCGGACAACGTCGAGCGCATCGGCGGCGCGCTGGAGGCTCGGCTCGTGCAGCTGATCCTCAAGGACGGCAAGACCGGCGGCGACTTCAAGGAAATCGACCTGCTGCACCGCCAGCTGGAGCGGCAGGTGCGGATCCAGCGCTTCCAGGCCGGTGGTTCCCAGGCGGAGCTGAACCCGAACCTGGAGGCGCGCAACGCCGGGCCGAAGAAGCCGCCCAAGCGCAACGAGTTCGACGAGGGCGAGATCGAGCTGCTCGAGGAGGCCTTCCGCGACAGTTGCTTCGAGTACCAGCTGGACTGGTACCGGGCGATCAACATGCGCACGCGGATGATCCTGAAGTCACGCCAGATCGGCGCGACCTTCTACTTCGCCCGGGAGGCGCTGATCGACGCGCTGCTGACGGGGCGCAATCAGATTTTCCTTTCGGCGAGCAAGGCGCAGGCGCATCAGTTCAAAAACTACATGCAGGCGTTCGTCCAGGAGGCGCTTGGCCGGCAGCTGACGGGCGACCCGATCGTGCTGGCCAACGGCGCCGAGCTTCACTTCCTCGGCACGAACTACCGCACCGCCCAGGGGCGGTCGGGCAATTTCTACTTCGACGAATTCTTCTGGGTGCACGGCTTCGACGAGCTGAACAAGGTGGCGTCGGGCATGGCGCTGCACAAGAAATGGCGCAAGACCTACTTCTCGACGCCGTCGAGCATGGGGCACCCGGCGTACAAGTGGTGGACGGGCGAGCGGCTGAACAAGGGCAAGCCGGCGGCGCAGCACGTGAAGATCGACCTGCGCCACGACACGCTGGCCCCGGGCAAGCTGTGCCGGGAGGACAAGATCTGGCGGCAGATCGTGACCATCCTCGATGCCGAGCGCCGCGGCTGCGATCTGTTCGACCTGGAGGAACTGCGCTTCGAGTACAACGCCGAGCAGTTCGCCAACCTGCTGATGTGCGAGTTTGTCGACGACGGCGCGAGCATCTTCCCGCTGACGATGCTGCAGCCGTGCATGGTGGACAGCTGGGTGGAATGGGGCGAGGACTATAAGCCGTTCGCGGCGCGCCCGCTGGGCGACCGGCCGGTGTGGATCGGCTACGACCCGGCCGAGACCGGCGACAGCGCGGGCATGGTGGTGGTGGCGCCGCCGGCGGTGCCGGGCGGCAAGTTCCGCATCCTCGAGCGCCATCAGTTCCGCGGAATGGACTTCGCCGCCCAGGCCGAGGCGATCCGCCAGGCCTGCAATCGCTACTGGGTGACCTATATCGGCGTGGACGTGACCGGGCTGGGCTCGGGCGTGGCGCAGCTGGTCCGCCAGTTCTTCCCCAACGTGACCACCTTCAGCTACTCGCCGGAGGTGAAGACGCGCCTGGTGCTCAAGGCCTATGACGTAATCCGCAATGGCCGGCTGGAATTCGATGCCGGCTGGACGGACGTGGCCAGCTCGCTGATGGCGATTCGCAAGACGATCACGGCCTCGGGCCGCCAGATGACCTACACCGCCGGGCGCAACGACGAGACCGGCCACGCCGATCTCGCGTGGGCGCTGTTCCACGCCCTGCACAACGAACCGCTCGAGGGGCAGACCTCGGCGAACACTGGATTCATGGAGATCTGCTGATGAGCGAACTGACCACCGCCCCCGCCGCTGGCGTGGAGGCCTTCACCTTCGGCGATCCGCTGCCGGTACTCGATGGACGCGAATTGCTCGACTACCTGGAATGCTGGCTCAACGGGAAGTGGTACGAACCGCCGTTGTCGCTGGATGGGCTGGCGAAGTCGACGCGGGCGAGCGTGTTCCTGCAGAGCGGGCTCAACTTCAAGCGCAACATGCTGGAGCGAACCTTCATTCCGCATCGCCTGCTGAACCGGCAGGCGTTCGGCCAGTTCGCCCTGGACTGGCTCTGGTGCGGCAATGCGTACCTGGAACGGCGGCGCAACCGGCTCGGCCAGGCGCTGGCCCTGCAGCCGACGTTGGCGAAGTACATGCGTCGCGGGGCGGATCTGGAGACCTACTTTCAGGTGCGCGGGTGGAAGGACGAGCATGAGTTCGAGCGCGGCAGCATCTGCCACCTGCGCGAGGCGGATATCAACCAAGAAGTGTACGGGTTGCCGGAGTGGCTGTCGGCGCTGCAGAGCGCACTGCTGAATGAGTCGGCCACCCTCTTCCGCCGCAAGTACTACCAGAACGGGTCGCATGCCGGGTTCATCATGTACATGACCGACGCGAGCCAGAATGAGGCGGACGTCGACGCGCTGCGCCAGGCGCTGAAGTCGGCCAAGGGGCCGGGCAACTTCCGCAACCTGTTCGTCTACGCACCGAACGGCAAGAAGGACGGGCTGCAGCTGATCCCGGTCAGCGAGGTGGCGGCGAAGGATGAGTTCGGGTCGATCAAGAACATCAGCCGCGACGATCTGCTCGCCGCGCTGCGAATCCCGCCTCAGCTGATGGGCATCGTGCCAACCAACGCCGGCGGGTTCGGCTCGCTGCGCGAGGCAGCGGAGGTCTGGGCCGTCAACGAGTTGGAGCCGATCCAGGCACGACTGGCCCAGGTGAACGAGTGGCTGGGCGAAGAGGTGATCCGGTTCAGGCCGTTTGAGTTGCCGGCGAAGGGCTGATTGCCTCCGTTCCAAGCAAGCCGCCCTCGGGCGGCTTTTTCATATGCGCAATCAACCGACGCACCTGCGCAGTCGTCGCTCCAGGAGCGAAGGCCGAAGCGCAGCGATATCAAGTTCGATCACATTGATCAGAGCCGCCAGCTGCGACTTGGTGAGTGATATTCCACATCGCAGCCCTGTGAGGACCAGCGACTCCCCCGTCTGCTCGTCTAGCAGCATGCACTGGATGGTTTGGGGTGTATCCATTGCTGCGCTAAAGAGCAATGGCCTGAAATGTTCCTGCACGAGCGCAAACGCCTCGGGCTGTCTAATCCGCCTCATCTGACAATTCCTTTGCCTGAGACTGTAATTGTAGCAGTGGGTTATTCGCCGTCCTGGCCGAGATTTGCCAACCCGCTCACGTTCCGACCGGCGGCGTCCGGCTACGACGGATCTCCACCCGGCGCGCGCCGTCGTCCCCCCACCACGCCTGCGGGCTAAACCTATGGCATTTTCCGCACCCCTGCTGGATGGCCGAGAGCGGCCCAGGCTGCGCGCTGGAGAGGCGTTTTCAGCGCCGGGCAACCCTGCGAATCCCTGCACAGATGGCCTCTTTCTTGAGCGTTTGCGGAGCTACCAGTGCCCACCGATTTCAGAGGCGAATTCGAAATTGGGTAATTTTGGTCAGGGACTTCAGGAATACGGCTGAAGGCCCCGTATTTGCTGGGCTCGACCGCTTACCTCTGGAGGTAATTTTGGGTAATGGAAAAGGTAATTTTCCTGTAAGTGCTTGATTTCAAAGGACTGGCACTTATTGAAGCATGACCATCAGATTAGGTAAGTCGATTACCTATGAATTACCAAAAAATTACCTTTAAGAATCAATCCTAACCCGCTGAAAGCAAAGGACTTTCATGGTGCAGGCCAAGAAAATCACCAAAATTACCCTTTTTCGATGGGTCAAGATAAAACGCGGCGACGTGCGTAAGGGGCGGCTCGCCGTGCCGCGCGCATTTAAGTGATGGGACCAAACTGGGACCATTTCCCCTCAGTTTTCCGGACCCCAGAAACGCTGAAGGCCCCGGAATACGGGGCCTTCAGGTTTTCAGATGGCGGAAGCGCAGAGATTCGAAATCATCGCACGGCCGCCTTGGGGCGTTGATTTCTAAGGCATTTTTCTCGGGCAGCTGGCCAATGGGACCATTTTGGGACCATTCGTGGTCCCGGGGCATACGAAAAAGCCCCGGAAATCGGGGCTTGTGGCCGTTTTGGAGCGGGACCGGCTACAGCTTCAGCTGTCGCTCGATAAGGCTGGTCATGTCGGCCGCATCGTTGCTGATCCACTTGCCGTAGTGCTTGTGGATCATTGAGGTGGACGTGTGGCCCATATGCTCGGCAATCCAATCAAGCGGCACCACGCCGCTGGTGAGCATCTGACTGGCGAAGGTGTGCCGGCAGTTGTTAGGCCCGCGATGGCGAACGCCCGCTGCCTTCAGGTGGCCGTTCCACCACCCGTTGCGCATGTTGTCCGAGGTTGAGTACGCCTGATTGGTGTGCGAGTTATGAAACACGAACCGTAGGTACTGCTTGCGCACCGTGCGGTTATCCCGATCGGTCGTCTCAACCTCGACCTTTGGCAGCTTCTCTGTGCGCTCGGCCTGCTCGCGTAGCGCTTCCAGGGCAGGCTTCAGCAGTTTGACCTTGCGCGTCGAACGGCGCGTCTTCGTTACCTTGTAGGCGCTGCGCACTCTCGCCCGGCGGAAGGTCACTTCGCCCTTCGCCAGGTCGACGTCCTCCCACGCTAATGCGATCGCCTCGCTGACACGCGGTCCCGTCCAGATCATGAACTTGATCAGAGCCAGCTCCTGCTCGCGGCCAGGTGATGGGGTGCCCAGGATCGCATCGATCTCCTTGCGCTCGAACGGGTCCGGGTCTTCATCGTCCGGCAGCCGGATCACGATGCCCTCCGTTGGGTCGAACGCCACGGCATTGGTGGTCCGGTACAACTGGTAGATCTGCCGCACGATCGCCACGATCTCGCGCACCGTCTTGTTGTGCAGCTTGGGCATCAGCCCCTTCTGCACCCACCGCTGCATCTCCACAAAGCTGATGTCCTCTGCCTGGCGCTCACCCCACTGCCCCCTGATATGGCAGTTGATCTTGCTCTCGTGCCCATCCATCGAGGACTTGGCCAGCTCGTTGCGCTTGATATCCAGCCAGAGGTCGATCCAATGTCCGAACGTGCCCTCCTTCACCCGCGCCGAGTCGGGGAAATACCGCGCGTAGCTGAATGTCCCGGCCTGAATTTCGTGCTTGATGATCGCAACCAGCCGCGCCGCCTTTTCCAGGTTGCCCGGTGTCGGCGGGCCGGGAAACGGCTCCTTACAGCGCTTACCCTGCCACCGAAAGTCCACGCGCACGGAGTTCCCGCGCACCTCAACTCCATCTGCCATATGCGTCCCCACGCGAAACCCTGCGGGCACGGTACCGGCGCCGCACCCGCAGCAATAGAGAAAGGCCCGTTGCCGGGCCTCGAATTGGTTGGTGTGATTTCTAGGTCAGCTGGTCACCCGGACTGGCTATCGTCCATGCGGTACTGCCAGTGGTGTCCACCATCGCCGTGGCTGACATACTCCACGCGAATGCCATGCTGCTCGCCCTGCCACTGGGCCAGCGTTGCATGTACCCAACGGCCGAGGACGTGCTTCCAGTCTGCCGGTAGCAGAGCCTTCACCTCGGCGTCAGTTATCACCGACGCCTGCTTGCGTTTGATCGTCAGGGCGATGACCTCGACGAACTGCGCGGACTGCGCCAGCGCAGAGCGCGCACTGTCCTCACCACTCAACCCGGGATATGGCCAGCGATGGGCGACGAGCGCAGGCGCCGGCGCCGGCGGGAAGCAAGCTACCGAAGCCACGTTCGCGGGCGAGAAAAGATCGCACTGCGCACTGGTGTGGTCAGCCATGGGCCACCTCCTTGCCCTTTGGCGTTTCCGGATGCACGAACAGCTCCACCCCACTGCGCAGCAGGTCGCGCTGGGTCTCGCGGAGCTTGGTTGGATCGAGGCCCAGTTTGCGAGCGAGAGCCTCAGCAGCCCAGCGGGCGCCCATGGTGTTGCTGGCGGTGCGCTTGTCGCCGCGCACGGTGGCCACGTAGGTACCGGTGGTGAAACGGGTGCGGATCTCAACGGGCATAGCGGCGGCGCTCCTGGGCTTTCTTCGCGGAGACGTTGGCCATATAGCTGGCCCACTCGTTCTGCTTGATCTGCTGGCGGATGCGGCTGCAGGACGCG